TTACAAAATAAAATTGATACTTGCAAAATAAAATTAGTTATATTACATTTGTCAATCAAAACAACAATCGATAAACACTTCGCGGACTATTATTCTTACTACAAAAGAATATGTAAAAAGTATTACAATGGCCGGTACTTGGCAGAAGATATGTTACACGAACTTTACTTTAAATTATTAGCTGAAAAACCTGAATGTATAGATAAATATAATAAAGATGGTAAACTTTATATTCTCGGACTATATAGATTAAGAGACTTATTCAGAAACCGAACACGAACACTCCAGCATATTGATGGGAATACATCAAGCCTTCACGAAATGTCTAATTACGAAATAAGGGACTTTGCTGAGGAACCAATTGAACTATTACCAATAGATGAAATTAATATCGAAAGAATAAAAAATTGTATATTTGATGGGTTACTTAACCAGGATCACGATATTGAAGTATTTGTAATGGCTCAGATAGAACCATTATATAGAATGGAGCAACGAACTAAAATAAATCGTAGCAGCTTAAAGAAAGCTTACGAGAATGCAAGAGTTAAACTTAAAAACCAATTAAAATGAAAACACAAAACTTAAATCACATTAAAGAAAACGTTGAACTATTCAGAATGTGGGTAGCTAACAACGAGCATCTTCAAAACTCAATGGATGTTTTACAGCCAGTAATTGAAGTTTACAACGAAGAATTCCCACAACAAGCTATCGGACTATCAAACTGCAAGGAATGTTTACTAGATATGCTTAGATGGGCCATAAGCCAAACTAAAGAAGAAGTTAAAAAGAAAAAAAATGAAATATAACTATATTACTTACACAACTTTATCTCCAACGTTTGACTGTTATACAAGTAGTCTTATCGGAACATTCTATATTATACTAAACTAAATGGCAAAGAATGAAATAACTATTAAAAAAACATTCGGTAAACGAAAGGTCGGTAAGGCAAAGAAATCAATTTGTAAACGAGATAGGAAAACTAAAACTTATAAAGGACAAGGATGAAAATAGAAAATGTAAAGTTATCGGACATAAAGTTAAACCCAAACAACCCACGTTTAATTAAAGATGACAAGTTTAAAAAGTTAGTTCAATCAATAATTGACTTTCCTGAGATGTTAAAAATACGTCCAATAGTAGTAAATGAAGACATGATTATCTTAGGAGGTAATATGCGATTTAAAGCATGCAAAGAATTAAAACATAAAGAAGTATCAATAATTAAATTGAGTGGCTTATCAGCAGAAAAACAACGTGAATTTTTGATTAAAGATAATGTAAGCGGTGGCGAATGGGACTGGAATTTATTAGCAAATGAATGGGATGAAATCAAACTTACTGAATGGGGATTAGATATTCCAATATTTAAAGATGCAGAAAATGAATTAAAAGATTTATCAAGTGAAATAGAAAATTTATATAGAATTGAAATAACTTGTAAAGATGAAGAGCATCAAGAAAATGTTTATAATAAATTAATTGAACAAGGATACGAATGCCGACTTTTGACATTATAAAACAAGTTAAGCCAACTAAAACATTTAGAGTTGCTTCAGTAATTGGTAAATTTGATTTACAATCTGAAAATATTATTGAGCATTTTAAAGGTGATATTAATATTTCTAATGAATGGCAAATAGGTTTAATAGTTGGTAAAAGTGGAACTGGTAAAACTACAATAGCAAAACAATTATTTGAAAATGCTTATATAACTTCTTATAATTATGAAGCTGAAACTGTATTAGATGATATGCCAAAACATTGTTCGGTTGAACAAATTACTTCTGCATTTAATTCAGTTGGTTTTTCAAGTCCGCCAAGTTGGTTAAAACCTTACTCTGTATTAAGTAACGGACAAAAGATGCGAGTTGATTTAGCAAGAGCAATATTAGAAGAACAAAAGTTTTTTGTATTTGATGAATTTACAAGTGTAGTAGATAGAAATGTTGCTCAAATAGGTTCTTTTGCTATGCAGAAAGCCATTAGAAAAACGGATAAAAAATTTATAGCAGTTACTTGTCATTTTGACGTACAAGATTGGTTACTTCCTGATTGGGTATTTAATACGGACACAATGACCTTTCAAAGTTTTGAAGGGCAAAAAAAAAATAGACCAGAAATTAAATTTGAGATATTCAACACAGCAGATAAGACAATATGGAAAATGTTTGCTAAACATCACTATTTAAGTCATACACATAATAACGCTGCAAATGTATTTATAGCAATAGTAAACAATGAAATAGCTGGGTTTATAAGTGTATTACATTTACCACATCCAATAGCAAAAACAATTAAGAAAGTTCACCGATTAGTTATTTTACCTGATTATCAAGGAGCAGGAATTGGAATAAAATTATTAAATGAAGTGGGAGAAGTTTATAAAAAAGACAAATGGAGATACACAATTGTAACTTCAGCACCAAGTTTAATAAATGCTTTAAAATATTCTGATAAATGGGTGTGTAAACATTTAGGTAGAATGGTAGCAAAAACAGGAATATTACACGGAAATAATGATTCGAATAATAATAGCAAACAAAGAATAACAGCAAGTTTTGAATTAAAATAAATAAAATGAGTAAAGAAGATATATTACAATTTAGTTGGCAAAAAGGTCAAAGCGGTAACCCAAACGGGAGGCCTCGTAAGTTTGTTTGTCAATTAAAAGACATCGGTTATAGCAAACAAGATATAAATCAAACTGTTCAAAATATGATGGGTATGACTTTATCGGAACTAAGCGAAATATTTAAAGATGAAAATTGCACTATCTTAGAACGTACAGTTGCTAATGCTTTAAACAAATCATTAAGCAAAGGCAGTTTATATTCTTTAGAAACTTTAATAAGTAGAGTTCATGGAGTACCTACTCAAACAGTAAATCAAACAATAACTGAATATCCTATATTCCCTGGAATAGATTTGAATGTTGATAAAGACGACAGCTCAGCGGAAGATATTTAAACTCAAAAAAAGGGTTAGAATTGTTCGTGGGGGTACTTCAGCTTCCAAGACATTTAGTATTATACCCTTTCTAATTACTCACGCTTATAACGAACCTAATAGCGAAATAAGTATAGTTGCTGAAACCATTCCACATTTAAAACGTGGGGCATTAAGGGACTTTTTAAAAATAATGGACTTAGTCGGTTTGTATAATGATGCAAGTTTTAACAAGTCAAGTTTAATTTATACGTTTCAAAATGGTTCTTATATTGAATTTTTTAGTGCGGATAGTGAAAGTAAATTAAGGGGTGCAAGGCGTGATGTATTATTTGTAAACGAGTGTAATAACATAACCTGGGAGGCCTACTATCAATTAGCCATTCGAACTCGTAAGTTTATTTATTTAGATTACAATCCTGTTTCTGAATTTTGGGTGGATAAAGAATTAATTAATGATGTTGATTCCGAAATGGTTATACTTACCTACTTAGATAATGAAGCATTAGACAAATCAATAGTTCGTGAAATTGAGAAAGCAAAAGAGAAAGCTAAAACAAGTAAGTACTGGGAAAATTGGTTTCGTGTTTATGGTCTTGGTCAAGTCGGTACGCTTCAGGGAACGGTCTTTGAGAATTGGTCCATTGCTCCTTCCATTCCTAAGGATGCTGAATTGATTGCTTATTCTTTAGACTGGGGATATTCAAATGACCCTACAGCTTTAGTAGCTTGTTATAAGTCAGGGCAACAATATTATTTCGATGAATTGATATATCAAACCAAACTAACTAACTCAGATATTATAGACAAACTAATTAAACTCGGAGTTTCTGAGTATTCAGATATAATAGCTGATAGTGCAGAACCTAAGTCAATAGAAGATTTAAGGCGAAGGGGATTTTCAGTAAGTCCAGCTAAGAAAGGACCTGATAGTATTCGTGCTTCAATATCTTTATTACAGGAGATACACTTTAAGGTAACTGAGAATAGCACAAACTTAATTAAGGAGTTAAGAAACTATTGCTGGGATGTTGATAGGGATGGTAATAAAATGCAGAACCCAGTTGATGACAATAACCACGCTATTGATGCTATTAGATATTTGGCAATGAATAAGTTAAGTTCGTTATCGGACTGGATGGACTTTGAATAGATGGCTACAAATTAAAACCAACTGTTTGAATAATGAATATAAATCCTAACCAATGGTTCGGATAACAAAAGTAAAATTTTAAACGTTATATATATATGATTCCAACAAATGTAAACAATTTAACAATAAAGGAGTTTATCGAATACGAAAATATAAGAACTTCTAGTTTAGAAAACATTGATAAGATAATTCAGATAGCTTCGAGCTTTACTGACATTTCGGTATCGGAATACGAGAATATGAGTTTTAACGAACTTGAAAAAGTAAAGAGTAAAGTATTACTACTTATTAATTCAAAACCCAACACAAGGTTAAAGAAAACGTTTTGGCACGATGGTACCAGGTATAAAGCTTGTAAGGATGAAAAGGATTTTAAGACAAATCAATACACAGCTCTGAAGCAATATGAAACCGATGTAATTAATAACTTGCATAAAATATTAGCTTTGATATATGTTAAATGTCCTGTATTCAGTAAGTATAAATTTAACTCCGATAACGTTGATATAATAGCAGATGTTATTTATAATTATGGAAAGGTGGGTGATGTCTATGGGACACTTTTTTTTTACTCGAACAGGTCCGAAAAATTGAAAGCGGATTTGTTGAACTCTTTGGAGGAGGTGCAGAAGGAGATAGCGATACACATGGAAGTAGTGAACAAGGAGTTAAAAGCTTCAGGCGAGAATATGGTTGGTACTTTATAATTGATTCGATAACAGGTGGCGATCCTTTTAAAGAAGATGAATTAATGGAGTGGTCGATTGCTAGGTTTTTAAATCGAATACAATACATGAAACATAAAGCGGAGAGTGAACAATTTGCACAATCAATAAATGAATGAAGTTGAAAAAATATTAGAAGCTTTCGGAACTAAGGTTGTTGAAGATTTGCGTAAAAGCTTATCGGATAAACTACAAGCAAGAGCAGCAAGGTATCAAAGTAAATATAATAGCGGTTCTACTAATCCTGGTGATAGTGCTTTAGGTGCTTCAATTAAATATAGGATAGTAGATTCATCTGATGGAATTAAACTAAACGTTTTATTAAATGATTATTGGGAAGCTGTTGATACAGGTCGTAAACCAGCTGGAGTTCTTAAAGAAGCAAAGATTGATAAATGGATTAAGAAACGTAATATAATATCTAGTTTTATAAAGAGTAATTTAGAAGATAGAATTGAAAATCAAAATAGAAGAAATAAAACTAATCGTGAAACAAAGGTATTGCAGAAATTAACTTTTGCTGAAGCTTTAAAAGCAATGGACTTTTTAGTACGTAGAAAATTACAAAACAAAGGATATGAAGGGAATTATTTTTTTAACGAAGTAATGGAAGATGGAAGACAAGAGAAATTAATAGTTGATATAAGAACAGCATTAAAAAAAGATGTAGAAATAATTTTAAAAACAAATTTAGAAATAAAAACATATGGTGAAAGTGGGATACGATAGTAATGAATATAAAAATAATAATAAAGACAAATAGATATGGCGATAACAATACTTAGTAAACCAACGGATGCATTATATTACGGGTATGTACCTTGTTATAATAATCAATGGTTCGTGGCTTCGAGTTCACAAACAGCTTCAGCTAACTTTAAATATTACATTGTAGTAACGGACTTATTAAGTGGTTATAGTGTAACTGAAAAGTTTTTACCTAATCCAAGTGGCAAGCTTCAATTCGATGCTTCGAAGTTTAGTGAATTATTAATGACTAATTACATTCCTGTTAATGTTTATGGGTTCCAACAAAATACAAGTATTCGTAAGATACGAGTAAACATCGGTGAGATATATGGTTCGCCATTACCAGGCACAATAACTTCGGGAACTGATATTGATTACATTGTTTGGAATGGTAGTTTAGAAATGCTTACGTTTTCTCAATACAATAGTAAAAATTATACTTGGGATTTAAGTACAACTCCTAATCTTAATTATCCTGTTTTGTTATCGGATTTAGCAGATGACTATACATTTAATAATAGAAGTAATTTTTTATATTGGATGGTTTTAGAAGGACAAACTGATTTACCTAAAATTTATTTAAGAACTTATAATGCTGCGGGATCTGTTTTAAATACTTATACGATTACAAATAGTTATAATGCTTTAACTTCTCCAAGCGTAGGTTATTATCGAAATAATATGGTTTGTATTGATGTCGGTAAAAAGGGCATAGATGGGATTAATGCAACGTATTTAACGGGTGTTGAATATTACGATATAATGGCTGAAATAAATTCAGAAACTGCACCATTCAAAATTAAAAGATATACAATAAAATGCAGTCCAAGATTTGATGTTTATACACTACATTATTTATCGACTACAGGAGCTTATGAAACTTTGCATTGTAGTAAGGTAGCTGAACTAAATTCTACTAAAACGAGTACAACTTTTAAACGTTCACCTTGGACTAATGTGTCTAATGTAATGACTTTGGATTATTCGGTAGCTGTTGAGCAACCAACTATTGTAAACGTACAAAATGGATTAAGGTTAAATAGTGACTGGGTTACTAAGGCAGAATTATTAAAGTATAAAGATTTGTTTAGTTCTCCTGATGTTAAATTAGATTTGGGAACTGCTCAGGGTTATGCTTCAGTAAAAGTAACTAATGGAAGTTATGTATCTAAGAATAACGATAAGCTTAAAAACTTAACTTTTGATTTATTATTTACTCACAACAACCAACGCCAAAAAGGATGAACGATATAAAGATTTTATTATATACACAAGATGCAACTCCGATTGAATACGATGTAAGTTATATTGATGAGATTCCTATTAGCTTTAACTTTTTAATATCGGACATAAGAAACCCTGATAAAAAGAATGCAAGTTTTTCAAAAACAATAACATTCCCCGGAACTAAAGACATTAATAAATTCTTTGAGTTAATATGGAAGTCAAACATTAGTTTAAATTATTTTAATCCTAATAAGAAATGCGATATATATTATTATGTTAATTCGGTACTTCAGTTTAAAGGTGATTTACAACTAATCAAAATTAACGTTGATGATTCAAGCGGTGAGGTTGTTTATGAATGTAGCTGTAAAGGAACTATCGGAAATGTATTTACAAAGATAGCAGATAAGTTGTTATCGAATCCCGATGATACCTCGTTTACTAACTGTTTAAATTTTAGCACTTATAATCACAATCTAACTTTTAACAACGTAACTAATAGTTGGGCCACATCAATACAAGTAGCTGGTTCGCCTGTTGCATTTGCTTTGGGTAATGGTTATGTTTATCCTCTTATAGATTTTGGTAATCAAGTAATGCCAAGTTCGGGTAATACGTTACCAGTTGCTGAAAGGGATTTTGAGATTAAATACTTTAGACCAGCATTATATAAGAAAACTATTTTAGATAAAATATTTGCGGATGCTGGTTATTCTTATACATCTACATTTTTTAATTCAACATTTTACAAAAGTCAAATCATTCCAACAAGTGGCGATAAGTTTGAAAAAACGGCTCAACAATTAATAGACAATCAATTCTATGTTGGGAGGTCAAGTAATTTTAATGTTGGACCTAATAATGCAGCTTACGTTCCAAGTTCAGGTGGGTGGAATCAATTTACACCAACAACAAATACTATTTTATTTAATGCCACATCTTCGCCTTATAACAATGCTGCGGGTAAGTATAGTTCGGCAACTGGTAAATTCACAAATACTTATGCAGCTTTTAAATATGTAAATTATAATATTGAAGCGGTTATCAATTTAGATTTAGATTTAATATATACGGGTGCGGGTTCGCCAACTTATGTATCTTTTTTAGGTAATAATAGAAAAATATTTTATACTATAAAAGTTAATAACGTTGTTGTTGCTTATGAAGAATTTGTATTTAATCCATTTGTTGCTTTTGATCCTAATGCTTTTTATCCTTTAAGTATCGGAAATATAGAAAGAAAAATATCACTGCCAGCATTTGCTTTATATGGCGGTTTAGATGTTAAGGTTGATATTGGATGGAATTTAGAATTTGCTTTTTTTGATGTTGGTCCTTTATATAATCCTATTGCAGCAAGTTCAGCTCAAGTAACAGCAAAGGTTAAAAGTGCAAAAACATTTTTCTCAGGTAATTATGTAAATACAAATATTGATGAAGATGATTTAGTAGATTTAAACAAAGTATTACCGATTAATATTAAACAAATAGACTGGTTAATGTCGGAGTTTAAATTGCATAATCTTTATATGGTCCAGGACAAAACAAATGAATATAATTACTTTATTGAAGATAGGGAGAATTTTTATAGTGGCTCAATAGACTGGTCTGATAAAAGAGATTACTCAATGAAGCGTGAAGTGTTGCCAATAGGTGAACTTGATTTTTTACGATATGAATTAGAGTATAAAGAAGATTCAGATTACTTAAATGATAAGTATCAAAATGATTATAAAGAAACTTTCGGTAAACATATAGAGTATGTCGATAATGATTTTATTAATCAAACAAAAGATGTAAGTGTAATTTATTCGGGAACTCCTTTAAAAGGTAACTATGTAAATGGCTTAGTGATACCAACTATTTATAAAGTAGAATCAGGTGCAATTAGTCCAATACAATCAAATATAAGATCTCTTTATTATGGTGGTTTAATTGCTATGAATTATGGCAGTTGGAAGTTATGGTACACAAACGGTAATACATCAACAACTTATACTACCTATCCATTTGCTGGGGATTGTGATAATCCTTATAATCCTACAATTACTTTAAATTGGGACACACCGCACGAAGTTTATTATACTTATCCTCAAGCAACTTATACCGATAACAATTTGTATAATAGGTTTTATTCTCGAATGATAAATCAATTAACGGATAAAAACTCTAAGATTGAAAGGCGATATTATAATTTAAGTGCTTACGATATTAAAAACTTTGATTTTAGAAATGTAGTTTGGGACGATGGGTATTATATAGTAAATGCCATTAAGGATTACAACTTTATGAAGCCACAATCCACAATGGTTGAGTTATTAAAGTTAACTGATTATGCTGTATTTATTCCTGATAACGATATTGATTTTAGTGGAGGTAATGCGGGCGGTGATGGTATGGTTTTATCACAAATGCAAAATTTAAGTTCTGCAAATGGAAGTAATATTAATTTCGGTTATAATAGTAATATAGTAGGGGGTGATAATAACTTTGTAGCTTCAGGGGCAAATAGCGTTACGCTAACTAACTCAAATAATGTAGTAGTAGAATCATCAGTAAGTAATTTTACAGGCGTTAATTTAACAGCCAATAGCACAATAACAAGTGGAGGTATTAACTTATCGGATGCCATTACAATAGATAATTCAAGTGGAAGTTATTTAGCAAAAATTAATACAAGTCAAGTAGTAAAGAAGTCAATAACCATAACAGCCGATTATACCATTGATGGAAGTTGTACTTTCTTTTATGTAAGTGCTACAGCTGGCAATGTAAAGATAACTATCGACCCGACTTTATTTATTGATTACGAGTTTACATTCTTTAGAACTGATTCAAGTGCAAATACAGTAAAGTTATACGGGGTGGCATCGGAAACATTAAACGGGGTGGCTTTACCACAAACAATAATAACAGGGCAATATTCAATAATAACAATTAAATCAAACGCAACTAACGTATTTATAATATAATTATGGCAAAAGAGGAAATAGGATTTAACGTAACTGTTGGAGGAGTAGAAAAATCAATCAGTTCTTTTAAAGATTTAAAAACAGCAATTAAGGCGGCCAAGGATGAACATGTAGCAATGTCTGAAAAGTTTGGTTCTACTTCAGTTGAAGCAACTGAAGCGGCAAAAAAAGTATCGGCATTAAAAGATAAAGTTGATGATTTAAACGATTCTAGTAAAACATTAAAGGGTACTGGCTTTGAAATGTTAAAAGGTGGATTTAGTCAAATTCGTGAGGGTTTGATGAATTTAGATTTTGACAAAGTAAAGACTGGTATAATATCTATGACTGAAGGATTCAAGTCAATGGGTAAATCAGCATTAGAAAGTTTAAAAACAATTAAAGGAGCTCTTATTGCAACTGGCATTGGTGTTTTCCTTGTTGCATTAGGAACTATATATGCTTATTGGGATGACATTAAAGGAGTAGTCGATGGTTTGACACCTGAATTAAAAAAGCAAAATGATTTAGCAAATGAAAATTTAAAAACTCAACAAGATAAATTAAATGCAATAAGTGGCCAAGAAAATATATTAAAATTACAAGGCAAAACTGAAAAAGAAATATTGCAATTAAAAATGAAGCAAACTGATGAAGCAATTATAGCATCGGATTTAGCAATAGCACAAGCAGAACAAACTAAAATTGCACAAGTTGAAGCGTCAAAAAGAAATAAAGATATTCTACAAGGTTTAATAGCTGTAGTATCTGGACCAATAACTCTTTTATTACAAGGTATAGATTTAGCTGGTAAAGCATTTGGTAAAGATTTTGGATTAGCAAAAGGTTTTACAGGAGGTTTAGCAAAAATGGTATTTAATCCTGAAGAAGTAGCATCTGAAGGTGATAAGGCAATAGAAGCAGCAAAGGCTGTAAATGCTAAATTAAAAAATGATAGAGCTGGATTACAATTATCAATTAATGCTATAGATAAAAAATCAGTAGAAGATAATAAAAAAACAAATGAAGATAAAGTACAAAATTCAAAAGAAGCTGTAGATAAACAAGTAGACTATCAAGTTGAATTACAAGGTAAATTAAAAGAATTACAAACTCAATTAATAGCAGACGAACAAGAAAAAGAACAAGCAATATTAAAAAACAAATTCTTAGCGGACCAAAAAGACTTATATAATAAAGGAGCAAATGCTGAATTATTAAAAGCTTTAAATGATAATTTTGAAAAAGATAAGTTAGAAATAAGCAATAAATTTAAAAAAATAAAAGAAGATAAAGAATTACAAACTAAATTATCAAACTTAGAAAGTGGTTATCAATTAGAATTAGAAAAAATAGAAAATAACGATTTACTTAAACTACAAAAAGAACAGGAGCATCTTGAACAGGTTTATCAAATAAATATTGCAAACGCAAAACTTTTAGGAATTGATAAAACTGACTTAGATAATAAAAATGGAAAAGATAAAATAGCACTTGAAAAAAGAATAGCAGCCGAAACTAAAAAAATAAAACAAGATGAAATAAAACAAGGTTTTGAGAATGTTAAAAACGGATTACAAGCAGCTCAGGGATTATCAGATATATATTTTACTATCAAATCTGCAAAAGTAAAAAAAGGTAGTAAAGAAGAAGAAGATTTAGCTCGTAAACAATTCAACGTTCAAAAAGCATTTAACTTAGCAAAGGTTGGAATGGATGGGTATATGGCAATATCTAATATTATAGCAACAACTCCAAAAGCAGACTTTGGTATTTCAACTGGTATCTTATTAGCAGCTTCAGCAATTTCAACAGCAGCTAACTTAGCAAAGATAGGAGCGGCACAATTTGAAGGTGGAGCTGGTGGCGGTGGCGGTGCAAGTCCTGAATCGGCTGTAAGTATTCCATCAACAACAAGTCAAGCTCCCGCAATATATGGACCAGGTCAAGGACAATCAACTACCTTTAGTGGAAATCAAAATAATAACTTTGCTCCAGTTAAAGCCTATGTTGTAGAAACTGAAAACCGAAGTACAACAAATAGAGTAAACAAATTAGTATCGGAATCAACATACGGATAAATTTAAACGTTATTACATTATGGAATTACCAATTAAGAAAGCAATAATAGATGTCGAAGATTCCGAGATGGGATTAAAGACAGTTAGTTTAGTTAGCGATCCAGCAATTCAAATAAATTGGATTAAGTTTAACAAACAATCTGAAATCAAATTAGCAATTCAAAACGAAGACAAAAGAATTATATTTACACCGGTACTTATACCAAATCAATTAATTTATCGGAATATAGCGGGTGAGGAATTTAACTTGATGTTTGATAAAGAAACGATTGAATTAGTAGAACAAAAATGGGTTAAAGATAATTTAAGCAGTGCTGTAGATATTGAGCATTCAAGTAAATTAATAGATGGGGTTACATTCTTTGAATCAGTATTATTAAACAATGAAAGATTTGCAACAGCTAAAGGCTTCGAAGGATTGCCAGAAGGAACTTGGTTTCTTACGGGCAAGGTTGAATCAGATGATGTATGGACAAAAATTAAATCGGGTGAGGTTAATGGCGTTTCGATTGATGGGTTATTTAAAACTGCTGAAGTAAAAAAAGTAACTATGTCAGACGAACAAATAATAAAAATAATAAACAATTTAAAAACTTTAAACGTTATATAAGCATGGAAACAAATGTTATCTCAAAAATTAAAGACTTTATCATAACTAAACTTAGTGTTGATGAACGTGTGGCCTTAGAAGGTCTTAATCCAGTTGCTGCACCATCTACAATGCCAACTGACGAAAAGAAACCAAGTACCGAGCAAACACCTGAAGTTAAAATGAAGGAAGCTAAAACAGTTGATGGTTTAGTATTTGCTTATGATGGCGAATTAGTTATCGGAACTGCAATCATGGATATTACAAGTGGAACACCTAGTCCAGTAATGGATGGGGAATACACAATGGAAGATGGCAACATCGTAACTATTGCAAGTGGAGTAGTAGCTGAGATTGCTAGTAAAGCAGAAGAAGCTCCTGAGTTACCTGAAGTAGTTGCTCCAGAATTAAAGATGCCCGATATGAAAACTCAAATGAGTAATATGCAAGTATCTTTAGAAAGTCAAATATCTAGTTTGAAAAAACAAGTGGTATTGCTTAACAAAGTAGTAAACGAGATTTTAAACACACCAATTCAAAATGAAACTAAGGTTTCTAAAAATTGGGAAGAATTAAGTTCTTTAGAAAAATTTAGACTAACAAAATAATTAATTAATAATTTAAAACAAAATATAAAATGGCAATTTCAGCAACAATAGTAGACATCAGAGGTAAAGCGGTTGAGCCGATTATCGAAGAGATTTTATTTGCAAATGATACTGTAAATAAGAATTTAGTAACTTTAGCAACTGATATAAAATCAGACACAATCTTTACTGAGAATGATAACACCGTAACAGCTCAAGCTTTTGCAAGTGGTGCTCCAACTTCATCAGGAACTTTTGGATTAGTTGATACTTTGATTACTCCAACTAAAATAATGTACTACCAAGAATTTGATCCTAATGCTTTACGTTCTTCACGTTTTAACAGAACTATGAAGCCAGGTGCATGGGAAATTGAATCAAGTGAATTTGGTTCAGTAGTATTAAAGTCTTATGGTAATTTAATTGCTGAAGATTTACAATCTAAGTTTTGGAATGGTGCAACAAGTGCTACACGTACTGCAGTTGCAGCTTTAACTCCAGGTACTGCTCAGAATCAAGTTAGTTCAGTTGAACAAGCATTAGTTGCTTCAGGTTCAGCTTCATTACTTGATGGTGTTGCAACTAGAATGATTTATAATGGTGGTGCTTTAGGAACTCGTATTAAAGTTTTAGGAACGACTATATCTAGTACTAATATCCAAACTGAATACGCTAAAATTTATGCAGCAATACCTGCTAGAGTTATTAATGGTGCAGTTAAGCCATTTATTTATGCTCCTTTTTCTCACAAACAATTAATTAATATTTATAACGTATCTGCTACTTACCGTGATTTATTCGCTGTAACTAATTTAGGTCAACCAACTGAAGCTTATTTCTACAATGGAATTCAAATTCAATTTGTGCCTTTAGCTGAGAACGTTGTTGTAGCTGCAAGACCAGATTATATTTACTGGTGTACTGATTTAGTATCTGATATCAATAAATTTGAAGTTAACAAAATTGCTTTCAATCGTGAAGATATGTTTGTAAAAAACATCATGACAATCTTCGCACACGTTGTGAATCAAGCAATGAATGTTCTTTACGTAGGATAAAAATTAATGGAGGGGCAACCCTCCTTATTATAAACAAATTAAAATTATAAAAATATGGCATGCGTATTAACAAGCGGTTATACCTTTCTAGGTTGTAAAGGTGGAGCTGGAGGAATAAAGAATGTTTACATTACTGAATTTGAAAACAACTCAGGAACTGGTTCAACATTTACAGCAGCTGCTGGAGTGGTTACAGCTTATACTTTAGCTACAGGCAAGAAGTATCGAGTATATTCTTTAGATAAGGAGATGGGAATGTTTACAAATCCTGGTACTTATACACCAGCTTCAGGAACTATTTCATACGAACCACAAATTGATTTCACTATTAAAAAATTAACTACTACAGTTATTCAAGAAATTCACTTAGTTGCTCAAAATATTTTGACTATGATGGTTCAAGATGTTAACGGTGATTATTGGTTATTTGGTAAAGATCAAGGAATGGATCTATTAACTTGGGGAACTGAAAGTGGAACTGCAATTACTGATTTTAACGGACAAAAACTTTCTTTTAAAGGTAAGGAGATAGCTCCAATTTACAAAGTAACAAGTGCTTTAATTGCTAACTTAATAGCTTAATAAGTAACTTTTTAAAGTTAAGCTCAGGCCCGTAAGCTTGGGCTTTTTTTTTAAATAACAAATTGATATATTTGTACGTTATATAAGTATGATAACAATTAATAAGAATAATAGTAATA